AGCTAAACCTCCTTTCCCACATCGTTCCATACCGGTGGCCTGCTGGTTAGACAGTCCGCCCCACCATTAATGGTGTCACTTACTAAGTTCGTTGAAGACCTCACCAATCATACTCAATAAAACGAAGCAATTCACAAGCGTACATGCTTGTATGCACATATGAAGTTAGCATACCATATGTCTCGTATAGTAAAAGTTCAGCTGGCATAGCTCGATCTCGCAGTAATAACATTGACACTGGATCTATTATAGGTTTAAGTATCAAATTTATGTCTGATCGCCCAGCAGTCACATCTTGCGTTACTGTATGTTGATTTAAGATCAATATGCGAGGCGCAGTTTTACTCGTAGTTACTCTAACATTGAATTGGTATTCCGGACTTTGTTTGCCATTAAGCCAATGTTGTTCGACCTTCGATTTGCACTCGTTAATCATAGTTTCTCTTTGCTGAATCTTTGTTTTGAAATATTGTTCTGATGTCTTTATGTTAGCTGCGCTAAGTATTTGCTCAGCATAATATTCAAATATACTAGGACCAGATTCAAGTTGCTCTACACAGACATTGTATTCCAAAGGAAGTTCGATGCCTTCTACAGTTCTCTTATACTCCCAAATGCCATACCAATCTGAATCAATCGCGCCTGCCGCGTTATCGCCCAGTTTACTATTCAAAGCCGCTATCACATCGCGTAAGAATGATGTTTCTCCAAACCCTTTATTGCCAATAAACGTCATCAATACTTTAAGTTGGGTTTTACTTAAGCACTGCTCGCGAAACTTCAATAGTACTGCGTATGTCGCGCCACGTATTGGTTGATATATTGTTGGTCCTTTCTTCTTTATTACCATCTCTGGTTCCAATGTTTCGTATAAATTAGCGACTGGTCTAGCGTACTTAATCAACTCTTTCCAAACTATTTCCACATCGCTACCATCTATATTGTCAACCACATTACGCGTGTCAAACATAATAAAATCAACCTCCCTGTTACGCCAACTTGCTGTGTATACAATAACTGAATTTGTAAATACTTGATAACCTTTCTGCATATAGACTGAATCGCTCAGTACTGACGCATTAATCAAAAGTGAATTGCATGGTTTATTATTTCGCAATTGATTTTCATTATATTCTCGTACGACAACGATGTTCCGAAAGATGTGTTTCAAATCCAATGGCACTACCATTCTACCTTTCTCTGAAAGTTCGATTTCACGTCTAGGCATAAATGGCATTATCGCTGTTATATAAGATGGAATTAGCATGCTGTAACGCTCGTCTTTAATATACCACAAACTCTTCGATTCTGAGGTATTGTATACTGTCCTTAATTTCTTTGCCATTTCGCTCAGTTCATTCATATCCTCTAAAGTTAATACACCTTCCTGGTCGGCAGCTAGTGACGTTTGCGCAGGCATGTCCGCCATAACATCTCTTTTCTTTCTACCTTTCTTAACTGTAACCTTGACATTTGCACCGTCTATAGCTTTTCCCACTATCTTTCGATCCTTTTTATTTGACACTTGCACATCATACGAACCAGTGGATATTATTGCGCCTAGCAATGCTGGATCTTTAATCACGCCTTTCGTTTTATTTGAATACGCTCGCAACAGCTTGTGGGCAATGGAGGATTGCAGCAGAAATTGTTTAACTTCTGGAGTTGGTGCATTATTGTTTTCATTCGTTTTAGTTTTCAGCATGTATGTGTGATAAAGTCTTTCATTTTGCAGGTAATCAATGGCTAACATCTCAAGAGCTTATGTGACGGGAAAGATTCT